TTCGATACGGTTCATTTGATTCCGAGCTCGTCCTCTGTTATTACTTTGAATTGAATCCGTCTGTCTTCACAGAACTCAACTGCTGCTTTCCACTTTGCTTGGTTTACTGCATAAGTCTTACACTCATACAGATATGATTTAGTAACTCTTGATTTCTTTTTTGGTGGTTGAGTTTGTCTTTTTGGTTTCACCTCAACAACATAAGTCTTGATATGACCTGTGTTTTCTTTTACTTTGATAATGAAGTCTGGAAAATATTTGTGGACTCTTCTATCAACTGGTGAGATATATGGAATCCAAAACTCCTCACTTCCCCACTCAAGAATGTTTTCATTTAGATCACAGTAACGACAAAACTTTCTTTCCCAACTACTACGACAGATAATATTGTCTGCATTTCCTTTATATTTCTTCGGGAAGGAAGGTTTGTATTTACTTTTTATACTTTCTCCCATACATAGTATATAAGGTAAAAACTATTTATAAATGCCTAACAGAAAATCACTAAGTGATATAAGAGCAACAATACTGAGACCTGCGATGACTTCGCAGTTCATGATGTATGTTGACTTTCCTAGTGAAGTAAAATCACACATGTCTAGTAGAGGACTTGCAGACCCTCAAGGTGGAGTTCTTAGAGGTGGATTAAACCTTGCATGTTCTGAAGCATCCCTTCCAGGATCTTCTTTGGCAACTTTAGAACTTACCAGTGATCGCACTGGTGTAACTGAGAGACATGTGCATAGGAGAATGTTTGATGATAGAATAGATCTAACCTTCTATGTTGATGCTCAAAACTATCTTCCGATTAGAGCATTTGAATTCTGGAAAGAGTATATTACTGGAGAAGGCACTCAACAAGAACTTGCAAGATCTAATCATTTTTATAGAATGAACTATGTTGATGATTATGCACTAGAACAGGGATTCAAAGTTGTAAAGTTTGAAAGAGACTTTGATGGATCATTTAAAGGAAATGGTGGTGTTGTAAATGGAACTCAAAACGGACTTACATATAATTTTGTAAGAGCATTTCCAATAGCAGTTGCGTCAATGCCTGTATCTTATGATGCATCTTCACTTTTAAAATGCACAGTATCAATGACATACATTAGATACTATATAACTGATGGTGTAGGAGATGTCTCAGATAACAGTCAAACAAGTGCTGATGATCCTAACAGTACCAACAACAAAACAACTCCTTCTCAGAGTCAACAAACACAAGTACTGACTTCCGCTCTTAAGTTCTTCAACTAACTACAATAAATAATCACACTGAAAAAATCTATAGGTCATTATGCCATTACCAAAGATTGTTGCACCAACTTATGAACTTGAGTTGCCATCGACAGGACAAGAAATCAAATACAGACCTTTTCTTGTAAAGGAAGAGAAGGTTCTTGTAATCGCACTAGAGAGTGAAGATACAAAACAAATCACCAATGCGATTAAGTCAGTCATTAAGAACTGCATCATTACAAAAGGAATCAAAGTAGAAACACTGCCTACGTTTGATATTGAATATCTGTTCCTCAATATTCGTGGTAAGTCTGTTGGAGAGACTGTTGAAGTCAATATTATTTGTCCAGATGATGAAACGACTCAAGTCCCTGTGACGATTGATCTTGATGAGATCAAAGTGAAGAAGAATGATGAACACACCAACCAAGTTAAGGTTGATGATAATATTACTATGGTGATGAAGTATCCTTCCTTGGATCAGTTTATCAAGAGTAACTTTGATTTCAAAGATCAAAATGCTATGGATCAGTCATTTGAACTGATTGCATCTTGTATTGAATCTATTTGTAGTGAAGAAGAAGTATGGGCAGCAGCAGATTGCACAAAGAAAGAAGTGACTGAATTCCTTGAGTCTATGAACTCATCACAGTTCAAGGGTATTGAGGCATTCTTTGAGACAATGCCAAAACTTGCTCATACTATTTCTGTTACGAATCCCAATACTAAAGTTAAGAGTGAAGTTGTACTTGAGGGATTATCAAGTTTTTTCGCGTAGCCCTCGTCCATATGAGTCTTGAGGGTTACTACCGTCTTAATTTTTCGTTGATGCAGTACCATAAATATTCACTAACAGAGATTGAAAATATGCTTCCGTGGGAACGGGACATCTATGTGGCACTACTACAACAACATCTTGAAGAAGAGAAGTTAAAGCATCAACAAGCGCATGGCATCTAGGACTACTACCGATCCAATAGAAATACTCTTAGAGATGGGTGTAGACCTAGATAATCTCTCCGAAGAGGAGGATTATCTTAGTGCCTTGATGGAGGCAATTGCCACCATAGAATTTAAAACAAAGGGTAAGGGTGACGCAAGAAGTGCTGCTCTAAGACAAGAAGTTATAAAGATAAGAAAGGGAAAGAGAAAACCACAAGCAAGAAAGACAAAGGTATCTGCAGATAGTTTTAAGAAAGGAACTGCAACTACTTCTAAAGTAGGTCAAAGAGCATTACCACCTGCTATAAAACCAAAGACATCAATCATTCCATATCAGAAACCTGATGAGGTTGATGATGAAGAGGAAGGTGGTAAAAAGAAAAAAGCAAGAACAAGAAAGAAAACAGATAAAGATAAAAATTTACTTGAGGGAATCGCAAAGAGTGTCAGTAACATTGCTGATATTCTGAAGGATCAGTATGGATTAAAGAAAAAGAAAGCATCATATGATCGGAAGAAAGCAGAAGCAGATAAAAGAAAACTCAAAGAGAGTGGTTTAGAGAAGAGTTTTAAAGGATTAGCAAGTGCAGCAGAGAAAATAATTGCACCTGTTAAGGGTGCTCTTGATAGCATTTTTGATTTCTTCCTCAATATAATTATTGGAAGATTTCTTGTTAAGTTCATTCGTTGGTTTGGTGATCCAAAGAATGCAAAGAAAGTTGATTCGGTTGTAAGGTTTTTAGTTGATCATGGTCCTAAACTTTTAGCAGCATTCCTGTTATTTGGTACAGGAATTGGCAGATTTGCCGTTAGAATGTCTGCAGTTTTGATAAAAGGTGCTCTAAGATTAGGTGCAGCAGCTGCTAAGTTTGCACTTGGTTTTGCAAGAAGACATCCTGCTGCTGCAGCAATAACTGCGATAGTAGGTGGTGCCGCCATTGCTGGCGCCATGAACAAGAAAGATGATGCTGGATCTAGTGGTGCTGCTTCTCCTGCTCCTGCTCCTAGTTCTAGTCCCGAACCGACTGTCAGTGGTCGATTTGACATGGAGGCTGGTCAAGGATACATCAATAACAAACCTGTTTCTCTAGAGGAATACCAAGCCTTCTCGAACATGAGTTCCGCCGAGAAGGCTCAGACCTACGGAATGAGATATGGTGGAATAGTTCCCTCATATGCAGAAGGTGGTGGAGCAGACTTTAAAAATCTTAAGAGAGATAAAGGAGAGAAAGAAGGAAAAGAAAGTTTATTATCAAAACTCTTTGGAATGACCCCCACGGGAATGGCACTTAAGGGTGTGTTATCCTTCGGTTCATCAGTTAAAGAGAAGGGTTTTGGTAATGCAGCATTAGATTTTGCTGGTGGTGCATTTGGTAATCTGAAAGGATTCATGGACGAGAAGGGCATCACTGATGTTCTGATGATGCATCCTCTTGCTAAGATGGGTGCTTTTGGATTTGAGAAAGGCAAAGAAGCATTTGGTAATCTGAAAGGATTTATGGATGATAAAGGTATCACTGATACCTTAATGATGCATCCTCTTGCTAAGATGGGTGCCTTTGGTCTTGACAAGTTCATGAACTTTGGCAAAGACCCTGCAAGAGATATTACTGGACAAAGTGGTCAGGACATTAAAGGTGCTGGTGTTGATACACAATTAATCTCTGCAAGACCAGGAGACTTTGTTGTCAATAAGAAGACAGCAACTGCGATGGGTCCAGACTATTTTGATAATATTAGTTCTGCCACTGGAGAGAAGATAACGGGAGCAGGTCCAGACTCTCAGATGATTGCTGTCAGACCAGGTGAAATCGTTGTTAATAGAGAGACTGTTGATGCAGTTGGTGCAGATCACTTCTTAGGTCTCAACAAATTATTTGGTGGTTCGGGTGCTAACAAACCAAAGATGGCAGAGGTGCAAGCTGCCTCTGGTGGAGGATTTGTTCTTCCTGCTTTTAGTAGTGGAGGTATGGTTCATGGTGGTGAAAATCCATCTACAGGAGATGGATCTAAAACAGGAGGTCTACCAGTTGTTTCAGTATCTCACCCTAATACTGGCAGTGGATTTGGAGTAGAGGGAGTAACTGATTATAAAGGTAGACCAGGAGTATTCTCAAAAGGTGCTGCTGAAGCGTTCGCAAAAATGATCACCGATTCTGGTGGTGCAGTTAAAGGTTCTGACATTGCTAGTAGTCAGAGAAGCAAATCATATAACGCACATGTAGGTGGTGTTTCTAATTCCAATCACCTGTTTGGTAATGCTCTTGATATTCATGGAACTTCTCAGACATGGATGAGAGCAAATGGTCAAAAGTATGGTTGGATTGTAAACGACTATCCTGGATCACACGGAGGACACTTTAACTATAAGGGTGCTGGTGCAGACCAGATGAATACACCTGATGAGGGAAGTCCAGTTGCAACTGGTCAGGGTGGACGACCATTAGGAAGCACAACTCAAAGAGCGGGAACAGGATTACGTTCTGGTGGACCTGGTGGACCCAGTAAATCCTCTGTTGTCCTTGCACTTAAGAATGGAGTGCAAGGTAAGTTAGATACAGCAACTGGTAAGTTCACCCCTGCAGAATTCACGAAAGCAGAGAGAGCAAGATATACTAAGTTTGGTGGAACAATCCCCGAGACAAAAGCAAAACCACAGAATAAACTTCTTGGTACATTAACAGGTGCTGCGGCAGGTGCAGCAGTTGGTGCCATGCTTGGAGGACCATTAGGTGCTCTCATTGGTGGTGTTGCTGGTGGTGTCTTAGGATCTGGAATACTTAGTGGTGGTGAATCAGATCCAAATAAACCGAAGAGAAGTAGTTTCCCTAGAGGAAGGGCAGGTACTAAAAGGTACAGTGAAGCAATGAAGAAGTATAAAGCACAGAAGCAGCAAGCAGCAGAAAAGAAAAAAGCAAGTGATGCAAATAAACCAAAGAGAAGTGACTTCCCTATGGGAAGGGCAGGTGGAAAGGCATATAGTGAAGCATTGAAGAAACATCAGTCAGGAGATTCAACTACTGCACAACCCGCAAGTTCATCTCCAGAGGCAACAAAGAGACATGCTGAGTTGATGAAGACCACTGACCCTTCAGCTCAAAAGAGGATTGCTGATTATGATGCTAAGCATGGGAAAGGTGCATACTCTAAGATGCTGAAGAAAAAACTGAATAAAATTTATTCGACTAAAAAAGGACCTGATATGAAAATAAGTGGACCAGCATTGGGTAGACTGGCAATGGGTGCATTAGGAGGAGCTGCTCTAGGACCCATGGGTATGATGGGAGGTATGATGGGAGGTGCTCTTTTGAGTGGTATGAATATAAAAGATGGAAACATAGGCAAACCAACAGCACAAGAACAAAAAGACTTTGATACCCTTGCTGCTAGTAAAGAAAAACTTAGACAAAGTGAAGCTAGATTGGCAAAAATGAATCCAAGTATCTCTATGCCAGGACCACCATCTGGTGGTGGAAATAATGTGAAAGTTGTTAGAATGCCATCTCCTGGTGGTGGTGATAATCCAAATGATAAGAACACTGGTGGATCTGATGTTGATGCAGCACAAACTGGTAATGGTAACAAGGCAAAATGGAATATCTTAGGTATTCCAATGCCGTTCTAAGGAGATATAAGATATGGCATTACCCGCATTACTAGGAGCAGGAGCAAGAGCAGTTGGTGGATCCATGGTCAAGGCTGGTGGTAGAGCTGTTGCTGGTAAAGTCTTAGGTCGTGGGAGGAAGAAGCAACCTGGGAGAATCATTCCTGGAAGAGAAGGAGTAGATGGTGGTAAAGGTGGTGCAATCATAAAACCAAAAGTTAAAATGGTTTCTGCAAAGGAGATAAAATCTTTGCAAACTGGTGATACAATATCTCCTGGGAAAGACCCTTTGAAATCCATTTACAGTAATGTGATTCTTATTGAGAAGATTCTGAAAGGAACTAATATCGCAGATAGAGATGCATTAAAAGAGCAGAAGAAAAACGATAAGAAAGCTGATAAAAGTGATCAAGAGAAAAAGTTAGAGACAAAACCTCCAAAGATTGATAAGAAAAAAGGTGAGGTAATGAAACTCCCTCAGACAGGAGTCTTTGGTTGGATTAAAAACTTCATTGGTAATATCCTTATGGGATATTTTGCAGTCAGATTAATTAAGTATCTACCTCAAATGATGGGGTTACTTAAAGGTCTGGGTCATGTTGTTGATTTTGTAACAGACGTTGGAATGTTCTTGGTGGATGGTATAGCAACATTCATAGACTTTGCATACAACGTCTATGATGGCACCAAAAACATAATGAAGGGTATTGGATTAGAAGGTGCCTTTGATTCCATAATGAAGGCAATGGAAGTTGCCATCACAGTATTGACATTTGCATTAGGTGCAAAGTCATTAGGTGGATTTGGTGATAGTAGAGGTGGTGGTAAACCTGGTAGGGGTAAACCACAAACCAAGATTGCAGGACCAAAGGGCAATCTTTTAGGTAGTCAAGATAGAGTCACATCTACTGCTGCTGCAAGAAGATATGCCAATAGATTTGGTAGAGATGCAGCAGAAAAGAGATTTGGTAAAGATGCTGTTAGAGGTCTTGGTGGTAAGTTTGGTAGGTCTAGAGTTACTAACTTTGCTAGAGGTGCTGCTACTGGAGTTGCTAAGAAACTTGGTGGTAGACAGGGTGTCAAGATGCTTGCATCCCTTGGAAAAATAGGTAAGTTCCTCAAAGTTCCTGTCATAGGATCAATCATTAGTGTTGTTATTTCATTAATGAATGGTGACCCTATTCAGAAAGCACTATTCAAGGGTGTAGGAACTGCTGTTGGTGGTGCTCTTGGTGGTTTCCTTTCTACTTTCATAGGAGTTCCTCCATTAGGATTATTCCTTGGTGGTATTATTGGTGATTATGTTGGTGACTTACTTTACACCTTATTCTTTGGTGGAGGTCTCAAAGCTGCTGGGGCCAAACTTGGTAATGACCTTAAGGGTTTATTCATGGGAATTGGTCAGGGTGCCAAGGCAATCTTTGATTGGGTATTTGGAGGAGGATTACTTTCCTTACTGAAAAATGTAGGAGGTGGACTAGCAAAGTTTGCACTCTACCTTTTGAATCCTGGTGGTCTCCTTTGGGACATTCTAAAGGCTGGTGGAAATGCACTTAAAGCAATAACTGGATTCGTATTTGGTGGAGGTTTATTTAATCTCCTCAAGAATATGGCTGGTGGTGTATTTAAATTTGTTACTTATATTTTGAATCCTGGTGGATTATTATTTGATGCACTGAAGCAGGGTGGCAAAATTGCAAAAGCAATATTTAATTTCGCAGTAAACGCAATCGGAAGTGCTGTTAATTTCATTAAGGACTTTATTGGTGGTGTCTTCTCAAGATTTACAGGAAACTTCCCAACCATAGGAATTCCAGAGGGATGGGGAATTCAAACAACACTAGGGAAACTTTTGGGATGGATTCCCTTCCTCAAACCTTTCATGGAGGGTGGTAGATTAACTAGGTTCCCAGACCTATCAATGTTTATTCCTGGATTTGGATTCCCATTCTTCTATGCACATCTGGGTAAATCCATGTTCCCAGGATCATTCTTTGAGGGTATGCCAAGTGGACTTGGTGATGTATGGAAGGGTGCAAAGAATGCATTGGATAATGCAGCAAAGGGAGCTAAGAGAGCTGCTGGTGGTGTCGCAGATTTCCTCACATTTAATTTGTTTGACTTTGATAAACAGAACAAAGTTGAGACTAAGAAAGCAGGTGGTGAAGTTGGTGAAGGTTTTCAAGAAGAGACCCTAAAACAACAAAAGAAAGCACTTAGAAAGAAACCATCATATACAAAAATCAAAGCACCTGAAGGTGGTAGGATAAAAACTGGAAAGAAGACTGAGAATGCATGGTGGGATTTCTTAGGATGGGCAGGAACTGGTGGTAAGGATGAGATGATGGATCTTGGTCCTGGTGGCATGATGCTTGCTAACAGAGTTGTTAATCTTGGCAATTCATTTGGAGAGCATCCTTTCTTTGGACCAATCTTATCCCTTGCAGCCAAGATAATTCTTGGAGAAACTCCTAACGAAGGAGAATATAAGAATGTTGGATATGGACTTAATATGTTGATTGGTGAGGGAATTGCAAAAGGAAAAATTGGAGAAGGTATCAAAGGATATGAAGATGGTGGTATGATAGATGATTACTATGCCATGGCAGGCATTGATGTTGGTAGATGGGTAACTGATTCGTTCAAGAAAGAACTCTCAAATACACTCTATAAAACCTTTAACGTAATGGGTACTAGTGGTGGAGAGTCTGGCACTACGTCATCATCAACTACTACATCATCAACTTCAGCAGTGGTTACTCCAGGTGCAGCATCGGGAGCAGTTGCTGCAAGTGAACTTTATAAAGAGATAGGTGCTAATGCAGAACAGTGGGACATCTTCAGAAACAGTGTTGCTCTCATTGAAAGTAATGGTAAGTATGATATTTTTGGTGGCAGTGGAGATCATTATGATGGAAGATATCAGAT